ATGTCGATGCATCAAATACTCCAACGTGTGTGACTGTACCCCAAGAACCTGTTGCAGTTGGAAATTCTACTGCTGCGTTATTGCTAGTCGTGTCACCTGAAGTTGTAAATGTAATTGGTTTTCTAACATATGCACTACCTGACAACTCAGTACCACCACCAGCTTCACCCGGCGCGCCTGTAAATAAACCTAAGTATAATGTTGATGGCGCTGTGTACGCTGCACCAGCAAATACGTGGTCTAGTATCTCTGTTTCTAAAAAGTTTGTAAAGCTCATACTAATCCTCTCACTTTCATTGTTAAGCCTGATCCACTATAACGAGCAGATTCAGAAGCCTCATTTAATTGCAATACAGCTGCGCTATACAATTGCGCCCATACTGCTACTCTTTGATCTTCTGCTAGATACGGTGCTGAATGTAATAACGCTCCATAGAGGTATACATCAGGTGCTTCTAGTAAAAGCCAGTTATCTGAATTATCATCACTTAAAGCTGGTAGCTTTTGATAGTAAAGTAATTCAAAGTCTGTTACGGAAGATGGTGTTGGATAAAATTGAAACTGACTATCAGCGTGTGTATAAGCGACAGGCGTTCCACTTGCATCTTCGTTTGCTTGACGTTTGTCAGCCATTGCATCTCTTGACACTAAATTTAAAACTGATGTTCCTGTGCCAGTTAAATGTAATCTAATAGTTTCTAACCAATCAGGTGGTATCTGCATGTATTCATCGTTTGCATCTTGTTGACCACTCGATCTTGCTTCCATTTTCATGTGTCTAACATCTCTATTAATTTGAGATTCAGCTAATGTAATAAAGTCAGGTATAACTGAGGTTAAATCATCTCTATTTAAGAAATCAGCAATACTTGATTTTAAGCCTGTGTAAGTAGTTAATGCCATAGTCAGTCCTATTTTGCGTTAGTTTATCATAGATTTAGAATGATGTTAATTGTTATAACAGCAATCCTTGTCTAGCTTCAAATCGTTTTTGTCCTAATTCAACAGCCTCATCTAGCAAGCCTTTAGTAAGTTTTACATATGGCAATTGACCACTCATTGATCTATACCCATGATGTCCACCGGGCAATAACAAGGAGTCACCAGTAATACGTTGACCAGCGTTTTTACCTTCGCCTTTGTTGATTACAGTTGCTAAATCTAAATGGCTTACTTGTTCTTGTATGTTTCCTAAAGGTTTACCTTCCATTTCGTAAGGATATGTTGAATGTGGTGATGGCTTTAATGGTTTAGACAAATCAGGTTCATACAACATATGAAGACTTGTAGGCTCCGTTATTAATTGATTTGGATCACTATTAGCTAATCTATGGTCTGTTCTTGAGCCAACACCTTCTCTAAAGTTAATATCTATTAGTTTTATAATAGCTTTTCTATCATCGCCATCCAAACCCTCTAACGGATTTTTAGAATTAACTCCTCTCCAGTCTTGATTAATCTTGACGGTTTTAGATTTTTTATTTTTGCCTTCTCCTGTTGTTACAACTTTTGTTGACTCTTCTCTAATCAATCTATCAAGCTCTTTAATATCTATCTTATCTAGGTTTCCTTTGACAGCTTGTAACATTGAATTGGCCATTTGATGACTAAAGTCTATGCCACTACCTTTCATTTGCCAGTTAGCAAACATTACATCGCCATCTGTGTTTCTTGATTTGTTTTGTACTTCTATAAGTTTTTGCTGAAGAGCGTTTAATTGTGGTCTTGCTGATGCCCATATTGCACGTCTTTTATAATTGTCTGCATCCGTTCCGAAACCAGTACCGCCCTCTTTTTTTACTGGACTAGCTAAAGGAAAACCATTTACATTTAATATTTCTCCTGATGTGCTACTAGTATCTCCCATACCAAACACCACATAACGGTTAACATAATCATAAAGTGAAATTGGTTCGTCACCTATAGTCTTACCGTATGTTTGAATAGTTTTGCTCGGATCGTATGTACCTTCTTTAATCATACGAAGGTCTGCTACACGTTTTGCTGGGTTCGCATATGTAGGATCAAGCAATTTCAGGTTGTCTATAATGCCTTGTGAAACACCCAGGCCAGTCAAATCTTGTCTATCAGTAATAATCTTTTGCATTGGTACACCACCAAATGCGTTTGGAAACATTTTATCTACCTCAATGGCTAATGCTTCTGTCTGATCCATGCCTTTCGATACTTGTAGTTCTACTTTTTCTACTACATTATCAAACTTATCTTTTATATCAGGTGTTAGTTTTGATAGTTTACTGGCTCCTGATGCTAATGCTAATGCACCGAATAAAAAATCTACTGGGTTTTGTAAGAACGTATCTCTTCTACCTTCTGCTGTGCTAAGTTTGTCAACAACTGAATCAAACGTATCAGAAACATTTTTAACATTCTCGGTATTATCATAATCAAACAGTCCGCCACCGATTGTGACACCTTCAGGTAGTACATTACCTATAGCACCCATTGTAATGTTAGTAGCATCTTTTGCTGCGCTTACTGGATTACTTGCAATCTGTAATATGCCTTTGCCTATGTCTACTGTATTCGGTACAACATTTTTTCTATACACGTCAAAATCTTGAGAGGCATTGTCAAGCATAGACATCAAACCATATTTGTCATCTTCCCGGACAATACGTTCAGGAGTTGGCACTTTAGGTTTGTTTAAAAAATTACTTACACCATCCCACATATCTCCCAACAATCCTTTCATACAATCCCCTTCATATTTCGTCTAATAGGTTTATCCCATGACTCATTATAAGGCTGATAACCAATTGCAAGGTAACGAAAGCTATCGCTGCCATGTGATGCCCAGTTATGAGATGGTCTCATTCTCCACGTTTTACCATTATCATCCCAATCACGTGAGTAATTTGTTAAAGCATCTATACCTTTTTCACACTTCTCAGCATCAAACCAACACTTATCAAGCATTGCTCTAACTGCTTGTATGCCATCGTCTATAAGTAATGATGGAGCTATCTCTATATCTCTAATGCCTAATCCTTCTAAAGTCTCGATCCTACTTTTTCCGGAGCCAAGTTCTCTTACTCTTACGTCATGTGGGAAGATATGTTGATCATAAACATAGTTTTTTTGTTGCAGAATCATAGCGTAATGCTCAAGGCCAACACCTGATGCTTCATAATAATCGATTAAATGCACTTCTGTGCCTATAAATTGTGCAAACCATATTGCAGTTGAATCGCCTACTCCTAAATCCCAAGCTGTTACAACTCCTTTGCCTCTGTCATATCCTACATTAGTTATCCGATCCTCATCTCTTGCTCTTCGCATTTCGGCTGAATAATAAGCGCCCTCACTATAAATTAAGAACCCACCTTCCCATATATGCTCATACATATCAGGTCGTTTCTCTTTATCTTCTAGCCTTTGCTCTTCTAATACTGCTGGAAAAAAAGGGTTATCATAGTAGTTCAATTGAACTCCACGACTATTAGCTGGAGGATTTGCTCTGAATCTTTCATGTGTGGCTGAGTATTTTGACTCAGGATTCCACGTTACCCATATCTCTGAGTCTACTTCACGGATCGTAGGTTGGAGTATATCAAAAGCTCTTCCACTTAAAGCCTCTGCCTCATCAATCCAACATAAAATAATCCGGGCCTTAGACTTAATTGAATCAAGTGATCTTCTTAATCCAGCAAATACATAATTTATATTGCCATCTTTAGATTTAATGTATTTGTCACCGCATTCATAATAAGAGTTTAACCACGGAACGGATTGAATAGCAGACTTGATTTCTTCTAATGATGATTCGCTCAGACTATTCATAAACTCTCTAGCGCAAAGGATTTGGCCCTTCTTGCCACTCATACCCCAGCGATAGCCATAGACAGCTGTCATTAATGCAAAACTTCTTGTCTTCCCTGATCCTCTACCGCCATAAGAATATCTAGTCCTCGCCTCTCCTTCAAATACAGGAACTAATTTTGGTGGTAATTCTATTTGTACTTCACTCATTCACCTTACCAACTAATTTGATAACTGTTGGCTTCATGGATTCATCACTAGAAGTTATGTCTTGCTCCATCTTATCGTGGAAGCCATGTTTACCTAAAACGAGCTTAGTTATAGCTGAATTAAATTTGTTCGACAGACCGCCATCTATTAATTTTTGCTGCTGCATTTGTAATAACTTTCCTAATATGTCGGAAAACTTCTTATCTTTATGCTTTGCCCAATCGTATAAAGTATCTCTGTGTAAGTCTAAAACAATGGCTAATCCTTCAATACTTGGAATCATATGACCGTGGTTTCCATAGTCTCTGATGTAATCATAAGCCTGTTCTTCTATCTCTTTACTCCATTTAGTTGGTCTAGCCATTACGATTTCCTTGTTTTCTTAGCTTTATTTCTCTTACTAATCGCTTTACCTTTTGCAACTGCATCGGATTTACTTGATGCTCCCCATGCTCTTAAACTCTTCAGGAGTGGTGTTGCTTTACCATCTTTGTACTCCGGGCCTTTCATCTTTCCCATTCTCTGTAAGAAAGCTGCCCTTCTTGGGTTGTCTCCTTTCTTTACTGGCGCTCCCATTAGATACCTCGATCCTTTGCAGTCTTTGCTGCCTGTCTAAAATTCATAGCTGTAGGTCTTTTTTTATTACCTTTCCTTCTCATTGTTTCTTTGCTGCCCGCTGCTATTCTTTTTCTTTTTGCATGTATGTTTGCATACAGTCCAGTCTTAGCCATTAAGTTTTCCCTCCTTTATCTCAGATTCAAGTAACTCCATCATCTTAAATCGATCTTCAATAATACAAGTAATAACGTGTGCCTCTAAACCTTCAACACTAGTTTCGTATTCTTCTGCAATCATCTCTAATAAAACTTTGTATCTAAGTTCAACTGGAAACAATTTATCTCTATTTGTTAAGTACTCTTCTTCAGTAGCCATTCACTCTCCTAATTAGTCTAGGACACTTTCGCTCTAAAATCAATACTACTTAAAGGGTTGGAAGCACTAAATGTAGTATCAATGAAAAAATTAAATGCCCTAGCTAATTAACTCACCAATGTTAACCAATCTTCCGGTCTAGGTAAATTAACTCCAATATCATCTGCAAACTCCTCAACGTGTAACAAATACTCTGCCATCTCTTTTACTGACAATTGTGTGGTCGATTTTATCACAAGAACTGGTCTACCCTGTACTTCTTCAATTTCAGGCTCTAGAAACTCAGAAGCTAGATATGTATGAAGTGCCATTTGTGTATTACCAGTCTCTTCAAGAATTTTTAACCACGACCAATAGAGAGCGTTTTGTTTTGTAGATCGACTTTGTTTATTAGGTTGAATAGTAATAATAGCCTCCTGACAATCTGTATCTCTAAAAAAAGTTTTGACTTGGCTCTCTACAATATCAGCTTTTGGTTTGTCTCTATACAATATTCTTTTGTAAACTTGATTACTCATTAAATTCCCATCCTCCCTAATTTTTTATTAGTAGAACGTATAGCAAATTCTACCATTTCATCCACAAACTCAGGTTTGTAATATGGATGGCTTATAGTCCGATCATAGACCGCATGACAATAATGGCACGCAAAAAAACCAATGTCTCTACCTAAATCATCTTTTAATTTAGAACCCATCGGCCCACCATTCTTGTGCGCAAAGACCGTAGTAGTATTTTCGCCTCCACTCTCACATTTATCTAATTTTAGCGTACAAGGTTGGCCTCTAGCCGCTTTAGTCTGTTTATTTTGTTTCATTAGATGGCCCAGGTGTAATGTTTAATCCCCATTCAGCAAAAGTTAAGATTACGTCTGCAACTGAATAAACTACTTTCACAGTACCTCCTCCAACTTCTTCAATTTGTTTGATGCGCTCTTTCTGTACTTTACTTAAATATCCTTTTGGTGTTGATGTGCTAGGTTTTTTTACTTCTAATCCATAATACATGCCATCATTTACAACCGTAATATCAGGAACACCAGCTTTAACACCTTCTGCTTTTAAACGACCAGCTTCTCTTTTACTGCGATTACCACCGTTAGGTACTGCCCAATAACAAACCTTGCGAATGTCTAGATACTCGCATATTGCTTTTTGAATGTCATGCTCTTCGTTTCTCATTTAGATTTGTACATATCTATAATTAAATTGTATTTCATTTGGTCACACAAAGCAATTATTTGCTCACACAGTTTAGTTTGTAATTCTGCATCTTCAATACCTTCAATAGTAGCTAAGACATTTCTAATTGTTCCTATTAATTTTTTTCTTTCCGTGTGATCTAGTTTTTTTGCCATCACTTTATTCTCCACAAAAACACGGTATTGTTGTATCTACTTCTAAATCATCAAATATATTAGATTGGTCAACTGCAAGAGCTTTCATAGCTGCATAACTTGGTGCATCTTTCCTGAAGTAAGCTGCTTTACCAACTTGAGTTGTAAGTTTTGCTTCTTGTTTTATCCACCAATCAGCTAATTGTGGCTGCTCTCTAATGATGCTTTGACGTTTACTAGTACCTTTAAGAAAACATAAGTCACAATTTCCCCAGTCCGTAACACCATTATTGTTAGGCAACTCTAAATCGAAGTCATTGTTTTTCCAAAAATCTCCTACATCTTTTGCAGTAACACCATCTAACCATAAAGGTAAGTACCGTTCCTGACCACTTTCAATCGTACCATTTAACTTTGCAGCTCTACGTTGTTCGTCTCCCCGGATACCTATTAAGGAAGTGTAAGGTGTTTCAAATCCACAAACATCTATAAGATATTCTTTGATGGCTCTAATTTTAAGATCGGATGTGCAGAACCTAGCAACAGGGTTTGGTGCGTATCGTCTAGCTTTAATTAATGCTTCAAATGGCTCACCTTTTCTACTGGCTGTCTCATAAGTAACAACTTTAGTTTCATAAACGTATTTAGTTCTACCAATTTTTTCTTCTTCTGTAGCTTCCCTAGCAAACCGTTCTAACCATACAATGTCAACTCCCCATTTATCTTGTACATCTTTAACAAAATTTAATGTCTCAGGCATTTCTTTACCAGTATTAGCAAAAGTTACAATAGCGTAATCAGGTAATTTACCATCATGGGCCTCTAAACATTTATGCAGCATATAAGCTGATGTTCTACCGCCTGAAAAGCTAATGCATGTTGGTTCCGAAATATAATAAAGGCTGTCTTTATTTGGCATTCTTGATTCGTTTTCTTGGTTTGGTTGGCTCTAAATAATTAGCTAGTCCATAAATCATCCAATGTGTAATAGGTTTATCTGATTGAATTCTAGCAGTAAAACCACTTAATGACATTCCTAACATTTTTGCTGCCTCTTTTTGTGTAATTTCAAGGCGCTCTAGTTCTTTGGGTATTGATTCGTAATAGATGATCTTAGACATAATAAAAAAAAACATTCAATAAGTAATATTATATCAATATTAGTAGGTTGTTTTAGGTTGGTTTAACAATATATTTCGCTTTCAGCGACTTACTTATGGTAGAGCTTTTAGGGATAAATCCCTTTTTTAAGAGCAAGTGCTTTGAGCTTTTTAACTTATCGGGTAATGCTGTGGAGCTGAGAGTTTCGTGCAAGTAATCCCCAACCTAGACGTTAATCTAAGTTAGAGA